GAGAAACTTATCCTGAGCGGCATCCAACGAGATGTACTTTTCATAGAGGTTGTAGACCGACTCGCCCATATGCGCAAAGATGTCAACAGCGCCTAACGCGATCAGCCCTGGACCAATCGTGCCGATTGCACCGGTGAGCAGCTCGCTCTGCCCGATCACGGCTTGCATGGCGCGCGGAATCCGCAATCCGAGATCGTCGTTCAAAAGCCGGACGTTCTCTTTGGCGCTGAGAGCGTGTTCGCCCACCTTATCGAGGCCAGCTCCAGCTTCCGCTCCTGCGCTTTCTCCGGCTGGCCCGATGGCGTTGAGCTGCGCAACGACCTGTTGCACGGCTTCGGCTGCGTTGCCATCCGTCACATTGATCGTGATTTGTATCGTTTGGCCGGGCGCCATCTATGCATTCCTCCGCACAAAGTCCGTCGAGCATTTGCAGCAACTGACAGAGAACGGGCTCTCTTGCAGCGCTCCGCAGACGCCGCAGGGCGGGTGGTTGCGCTCGAATTCGCGCCGCGCGTCGGCCACGGCCATCAACCCCTGGCCCTCGGCCATGCTGAAAGCGCTCTCCACCAGGCCGCTGTTCTTGCATTTTTCGAGCCAGAGCAGGTACTCGGCGCACTTGTAGTAGCCGGGCGAGAGCGTCAACTGAGGTAGCGAGCCAAAGATGCGATCGCGGCCCGCGTCGTCGCTGTCGTCGAGAGAGCGCGTGACACGCGCGCTGGCATAGGCCTGCTCAAGCAGTTCGCCAATCGCTTGGCGCAGGCCTTCGGCGTCGCGTGTCACGTCGGTGATCATCTACTCTTCTTCCTCTATCTCGATCTCTTCCGGCGCGAAGAGACGCGCCACGGCGGCCACCTTGTGATAGCCGTCCATGTTGCGCGCGATCGCGTCGCGGCCTTCCAGCGCCGCGCCGTCCACCACATATCCCTCGACGCGCACAATCAGCTCGTCGTAGAGCGCGGCCAGCGTTCGCTGCGCGCCGTGGTAGACGGTCTCGCCCTTGCGCAATCCGCCTATTACCTGGGCGCGGCTATCGTCGCGGCGGTAGCGGCGGTTTTGCTCGGCGGTGGGCTCCTCAAAGACGTGCAACAGATTCTTCTGGCGGCGCATCGAACCGCCGTCGCCTGCCGTCCAGATGGCCATCAGGGGAACCTGGCCGAAGCCGGCCATCTCCTGGTCGGGAACGTACGCCGAGGTGAGCACGTTGGCGATAGCCAGGCAGTGGCTGAGCGGAACTTTCTGAGCTTCGCCGAGCATTTTCTCCACCAGCTCGATGCCGGCGCTAGAAGCGTCGGTGTGCTGCACGATCTGCTTGCCTTTGCGCTCGGCCGTCGAGACGATGCCCTCGAAATATTCAAGCCATTGTGCCTGCGATACGCGAGGCACCGTATACGGAAATATCTGCGCGCCCTGGCGGATCACGATGATCCGAGGCTTCGCGAGATCGATAGGGTCTGACGTGGACATAGGGCTCCATCCTTTGTGTGGGATTTGTTTCTGAATCGTCCCAGGGTGAGGAACCCCGTAGTGCCCGAGATCCGCGCAGCTCATGCGAATCCTCGAAGAGGTTGCCGTAGCACGCAACCCGGTGAAGTAGAGAAAAAGTCCCGGAGCATCGACCGCCGACGCTCCGGGTGAAAGAAATCTTACGCAGCCACCAGGTAAGCCGTTGCCTGCGAGTTGACGACACTGGCGTTCATCACGCCAGCGCCGCCGACGTTGAAGATCGTGGTTTCGTCGCCTTCGATCTGCCACACCACCATGTTGCCGCTGGCGCCGATCTTGGTCGATTTCAGATGGACGGCGGGCAGGTCGATCGTCAACGAAGATGTGCCGGAGGTTATGGTCCAGTTCAGCTCCTGCGGCGTATCGGCGCGGAAGAGCGTGAAGACATCGTCCGTGCTGGTGGCGGCAATCGAGGTTTGGAAGCTGAGCTTGCGCAGGCCCGTGCGGATAAACGCGCCGTAGAGCCCCAGGCCGGGCGCGGTGTGGTTCACGGCTCCAGTGCTGATCTTGATGGTGCTGGACATGTGGCGCCCAACTTTACTCGCCGTGGCTCCGGGAGCGCCGATTGAGAAGACGCAATCCGAGCCGAGCAGGTAGGCGTAGCTGGAGGCTAGCGCGGGCAGGCTGGTGATCGCCCCGTAGGCGTAGTGGCCGGTGCCAACGAAGTTGATCTCGTAGGTGATGGGGCCACGCGCCGGAATGGTCAGGGTCACGTCGACGACGCCCATGTCGATCAGCGTCCACAGAACGTCGTTGGTGTCGGCCAGGTAGATCGAGGTCATGGGCGCTTGCGTGGTGGTCTCGTCGAAGCTGAGCGTGTGCGTGTACGGCCCAGCTCCGGTCATGACGTCCTTGCCCATCAGGAAGGCAAGTATCCACCCGGCCATATAGTCGTCCAGGTCTCCTTTGAATCCGCCCGTAAGATCCCAGGCCGTAAGCAGACCCAGGGTCGCGAATTCGGTGCCTTTGCCGGCTTGCGCCTTATCGCTGTAGCGCGTCTGCTTCAGCTCAAAGACGGCCGAGCCGTCAAACTTCTGGCGGCGGGTCATATCCGCGGAGCTAACAGCGGTCCCTGCTGCCAACTGCTTGTTGGGGCTCAGCACCAGGTTCCGCGCCGTTATTTTTTGGCTTTCAAAATTGAAAGGTCCGGACATTATTCACCATCCTTTTTGAAGTTTTCGGCCTCGGGGGCGTCTGGAGCGGGCGGTTCAGGCTCGACGACGATCTCCTTGAAAACGGGCTTGCCTTGATACATTTCATGCCGCAGCAGCGCGTTCCACTCGTAGCTGCGCTCCACTTCTTGCGCCTCGCCAACCCTGAAGGTGAAATGTCGGCGTCCGTTGGCCCAGCCCACTGTGCCGGCTTCGCCCGCCATGCGCCGCCCGGCATCTGAGAGCTGGACAACTGCGAAATCGGGGCGCGGTCTTTGCGTTGCGTCGGCCATCAGTCGTCCTCGCTTCCGGCTGCGTACGTCCCTGGAAATTGCGCAATGCCCGGCACCTGGATTGCGATTACGTACACCGTGCGCACCGGAGCGCCCATCTTGCCCTGCAACGCGCCCGTGATGCTCACCAGACGCACCGGCTCAGACAGCGAGCTATCTGGCAAGCGGAGCCGTGCACCGGCCAGCACTGGGAGCACCTGCCCCACCAGCGCGAGGCTATCGGTCCGTTGTGCTTCAAGGCTGGTCAGGTTCTCGGCCGCGCACCAGACGTCGATTTGGTGGCCAGCGTCGTCGTATGTCAACGCTTGGCTGTCCCCGTTGGCAACATAATGGCTGGTCGCGTAGAAGGTGCGAGCGCAGGGCGGATCGAAGACCAGTTCTCCGTTTTCGTCGGTGTCCAGGTCCCCGATCGAGCCCACCGAAACTGAAGGCAACGCAGCCTTGAGCAGAGCCTGTACCGCGGTCTCGACATCGCCGGGCAGAAACATCGAGGCAGCCACTACTTCATCTCCAGTCCCGACTGCTTGGCAGCCGCTTTGAGCCAGGTCTGTGCCTCTTCTTGAATCCGCGCCGGATCTTCCGGCCGGAAAACCAGAAACGGCCTGGCCGGGATATGGATGTGCCGTGTGAAGGCTTTCACGTTCACCGTGGCGATGCCGCTTGCGATTTTGCGCTTCACCGTCTGCTTGCGGCCTAGCTTGTTGGTGATCTGCTCGCGGGTGAAGGTGTCCCGGCTGCGCTGCCGGCGGACGTAGCTGTATGGCTTCACGGATTGCGATCCCTCGAATCCATACTGATGAACGCCCGCGTAGCTCAGGCCAGTACCGATGACCACCTCGTTGCCTTGGACCGCGAAGACGATCGAGTTTAACAGCAGCCCTTTGTCGATGAGCAGCTTGTGGCCGGCGGAGTATTTGCGCCAACTCAGGGAGGCCTGGCTCAATGGCGCCCACGATCCGGAGGGCGAGCCGCCTTCGCGGAAGGTCTGGCGCACGCTCTGGAGTTGGCCCAGACCGATAGTGCGCAGCAACTGCTCTTTGGCCTGAAGCGTCAGAGCAAACTGCGACAGCGAGACCGTCACCTTCGAAGCATCGGATTTGACGACTACGGCGCTCATACGAATCCCCGGATGTTCTCTTCGCGGAAGGCTAGGTGACGGTCGCCGTCAGAGATCGTTGGGCCGGCGAACGATGTCTGCGGAACCTGTTGCGTGGCTGGCTGGTCGAGCGAGGCCCTGCACGCCGCCACATCCTTGAGGAACTGGATCGCGTCGTCGTAGCTCTGGCGAATAATCTCTGTCGGCTGCAATCCGCCGCGGCGCCTGCGGAAGAGCAGATAGAGCGCAATATCCACCGTCTTCGCCTTCACCATGTCGCAGGGTTGCAGCGGCGTCTGGTAGCGCTCGCGGCAGTAGCTATCCACCGTACCGCTAGCTTCTTCCAGCACAGCGGAAACAACGCTCGCCGTGACGCCCGCGTCGGTCTGCGCATTGCCGCTGGGCGCGTCGACGGTGAGCTGCGTAAGCTCGGTTTGCGTCAACCGCAGCGGGCAAAGATCGGATTGTTGCGCGTAGGCCATAGCCGCCAGAGAACAGTAGTTGGTGAACAGACAGAGCCAGAGCTACTTCGCCGGTTCGATAACTTTGGACTTCAGCAGAGGCGCGGCGTGCGCGTCGCTAAGTTTCACGCTCTGGCCGCGGCGGAAGAGCTTGCCGCCTTTGGGCGTCTCTTCGTCTTGGTGATGCAGGTTTGAGAGCACGGTGTAGGTCGTCTTCTTCGCGGCTGCAATCGTTCCGGCCATGTTTTTTCTCCTGTCGTTCGAATTTGTGAAAAAGGGCGCGCCGGTTGAGAGCGCGCCCCTCTTGGTTGCGACCGGTTTGCGTTAACCCTCCACGTCGCCGGGGATGGCGCCCATGGTGAAGTTGGAGCTGAAAACCGCGTTGAGAATGGGAATGCCGGTCTCTTGCGCCGTGACCTTGATTCCGTAGTACCAGTCAATCGACTGCCAGTAGGTTTTCGTGTCCAACTGGGGGTCGATCCATTCCAGCACGCCGTAGCCGTCGACGGTTCCCGGTGCGCCGGGCATCCCGCTGCCCGCGTCGCCCGCGCCGGGTCCCTTGCCGCCGGCCCACACAAAGGTTTTGCCACAGCTCACGTCTTCGCGGTCGGGGTTGGCCTTCGCGAATCCGAGAAAAGCGTTGTAGCCCCAGATCCACGAAGCCACATTGTCTTGATTCATCTGCAACGCACTGGCCAGGACGCACTTCACGCCGAAAGCCGAGGTGAGCTGCGCCAGGCCGATGTTGCCGGCGGCGTTGGTGTACTTGAATCGCTCGATGATGTCCGGGTGGTTGATGAGCGCCTGGTAAACAGGGTCGCTCAAAATCAGCACCATTTCGCTGTCCTGGATGGCCGCCTGGCGGAGAATCGCCTTATATTCGCCGACCGCGACGATAGGATGAGAGGTGACCGCGGCTTCGGTGTCGTTGGCCGGCGTAGTGATGTAGCTGTCCCACTGCGCGCCGCCGCTCAGCGTAACGCCGTTCGGGAAGTTGGCTGTGCTCAAGGCCATCGCGGCGATCTCGGCTTCGCGTGCGCGCCGGATGCGGCCAATAAGATCGGCGGTCAGGTGCTGCTTGGTGCTGAACCCAAGCCCGATACCATAGGCCTCGCTCTCGAACGGGACGGAACCCTTCAGCGCGTGCGAGCGGCAAAAGTAGCTGTCGGTCGAGTAGGAGCGCCGGATCTCGGTGGCGGAGCCGGCGGGCGCGCGCAGCGTCGATCCGGGCACGCGCAGGTTGTCGCGGTTCCAGATCAGATACTGGTAGCTCTGGCGATCCACGGGAACTTTCGGAAAGATGAGATCGCCCACCAGGGGAACCGAGTCATCCGCGAATTCCTTCGCATAATTGGAGAGCGCCACATTCAGGCCGCCCGCCGGCATCAGGCCTACATAACCACCCATCGCTTCTTCCTCCTACCGCTTGCGCGGAGTGAAATCCTCAAAAACTTCTCGTTGCGGCGCCGCAACAGTTTGCTAGACCTCGGTCAGCGCGGCCGGCGTGGGACCGCCAATACTGGTGGCGATCCAGATGCCGCCCACCGCTTCCAGCGTCACCGCGTCGCCGACAGCCGCGAACGTCACCGTATCGGTGGCGCCGTTGATCTTGTTGGCCGCAGTGGTCACCTTGTGCGCGTGAGCCGTGGTGGCCACCAGGGTGACGACGGTGCCGTCTTGCGCGGGCGTCGTGGGCGTAGCCAGCGTCATAGCCAGGGCGGCGGCGCCGTTGAGCGCGTAAGTTCCCGCGACCACGGGGATCGCGCCGCTTGCGGTCTCGTAGGTAACCGAGGCGCCGTTGCTCGGCGATCCCGGATAAAGGAATCCGAAAAGGCCGAACACGAAGACAGTTGCGTAGGACCCCGGCGAGACGTAGGTCTGCGCTTCCAGCGCCACGGCAATGACCGCCTGGCCGCTGGCCGCGGGAACGAGCTGCCCCGCCGCGTTGACCGTCAGGAGCTGCCCGGCTGCCACGCTGGCGCCAATCTGCGCCACGGCCTGGCCAAACTCGATGACCTTGCAAGGGTTCGTGAGGTTGAGTGCATCCTCGTCCAGAATTCCCACAGCGGCTTCGCCAAGCACCGACGCCAGAGCTGCGTGATATTCGTCTGAGCCGTAAACCACAGCCAGGCCGCGCTCGTATCCGCTTACGGCCGCGGGGAGCAACGACTCGCTGAACCGGGCGCCCTGGGGGCCTTTCTTTTCAACGTAGATGTTCGCCATTTCACGCCCTCCTGGGGCTCTGATTCAGAAAACTGCCGGCAGGCCGCGCTCCCGGCTGCGCCGCCCGCGGCAGACCGCTCCGCCGCGGGCGCTCGGAAATTATTAGACCTGGCCGCCCGTCGACTGACCGGCGCCGGTCCACTCCGGATGCTCCTCGCTGACCTGGCGAAGCGCCTCGCCGAATGTGATGCCCTTTTCCTTTTGGCGCGCGATGGAAGCGTCGGTGAGCGGATCGCCCGTACTTCTGCCGCCTGCCGCGGTCGGCACGCTGCCCACGACGCGGCCCGGCGGTACGATCCTCCCCAAGCCTTCCATGAAGAGCACCAAGCCCTGGAGCGGAGTGACCTTCTTCTTGGCGTCGCCCTCGCCGAATTCCACGGTTGCGGTGGCCTTGGCCAATTCTCTGAAGACCAAGGGCAAGCCGGTCTTGTCGAAAGCTGGGACCCAGGCGCCCTTGCTTTTGAGGTTATTGATGGCGTCCACGGCGCGCTGCTCCACTTCGGCGGTTGCCAAGGCTGCCTCGCGCTCGCCGAACTTGGCGGTCGAGGTCTTTACTTCCGTTTCCAGCGCGGCGATCTTTGCTTGCAGCGGAACGGCAGCCGCGGTTGCGGTTTCGGTTGCGATGCGCGTAACGTCCGCTTCGCTGAAAGTCTTGGATGCGGGCTGAGAGCTGCCGCCAAAGGTTTCCACGAAAAAGGCCTTGATCTGCTCGGCCACAGTTTTCTCTGCCACTGTTCCATCCTCCCCGAAGTCCACCATGATGAACTTCGATCCGTGATCGTCAAAAGCGACGTCCTGCAAGCCCTTCACTTCGGGCGGGCAGGCGCCGAGCCACGCCAGATGGCGCAACCCGGTGATCTTGCCCGCATCGTCCGTATAGAAAGCGGCGCTCCGCTTCTTGAATTTGCCCGCCTGGCGCGCCTCGTCAAACTTTGGGTCCACCTGCTTTTCGCGCGCCAGAAGAGTGTCGCCGTCAACCATGAGCCCGTCGATCCACCCATACGCGGGTTTGTTGTCTTCCGGATGGCCGATGGTGATGGGGGCCTCGTGATAAGTGGGGTCGTAGTTGCGTGCCACGCGCCGCAGATCCTCGGGCGTTATGACGCCTTTGCCAGCCTTCGAATAGTCGCCGGCGCGGAAGATTTCCATCCACAGCCGCGGCGACTCGGCATGAGTCTGCGAGCAGTACTTATCCTCGAAATCCTTCGTGTCGAGACCGGCGCTCTTGGCCGCGGAAGCGATTTTGCGCGCAACCTTCGACTTTTCGGAGTCCGGAACGTGTTGCTCGTGGCCGAACATCTTCAGCGCCGATTCGATATGGTCGCTGTCAATCGGCAGACGCCAGCTGGAAATATCCTCGGGGTCGCCCACGTATGCGAACTTCTCCGCCGGGAGCGCCTTGCCGTCTACGGTTTTGGTCTTGGCTGCCACTTGAGACATCTTCTAACTCCTTCTCTTCCGCCTGTGCGCAAGATGGCAAAGCGGCGCTCTTTGGCGAGAGTTATAACTAAAACACCTTCCCAAACCCCGGCTGTGGCACCTTCAATTGGGCCAGCAGAGGCAATCGCGCGTAGCCCGGCTCGTTCGCCCCTTCGTCCGCTTTCAGCGCTTCGGTCTCCAGCACGGGAACAACGCTGCAGCGGCAATTGAAGCCGTTCGGCGGATAGATCTTCATCCACACGGGATCTTCGGCCCGCGCCGTAAAGCCATCCAACACCGCGTGCTCGGGGCGCACGCGGTCGTCGCCCACTGTCCAGTATTGCCAGAAGGGGAAGACCGCCTTTGTTGCCTCGTCGCTCATTTGCTCGTAACGGCCCAGGCTGTAGGCGCGTTGCATCGCCGTGTTGAAAGCGGTATCGAGGGTGAAAGCGTTGATCTGTTCGATTCCGGCCTCGTTGGTGAGTTTATTCACAGCGGCCTCAAAATCCTGGGCGGTGCCACCATCCTTCGCCGTCTCGGCCAGGGCATCGCGGATCTTCTCGATCAGGCGCACGTCGGCCGCCGCCGCTAGCGTGAAGGCATCCTTCTTGTACTGCGAGCTGAGCCCTTCAAAGATTTCCTTGGTCACCGGCGTCAGGTCGCGAATATACTGCGCGGCGTCGTCGTTGGGCAGGTCGGTCGAGAAACTGCCATAAAGCAGATCCTCGTCGCCCTCGTCGAACCGCACATGGCGGGAGCTGGCGGCCACAGCCAATTTGCGCCCCGTCCGCCGCGCCGCCTGCTTGACGATCTGCACCCGGCCCAGCAGGTTGGCCGCGGCCAGGTGTCGCGCCAGCAAGTTGCCGACGCGCGCCTGCACCGTCGAGTCCCGCGTAGCCATCATGTGGAAGCGCAGAGGCATGCGCTACTTTCCTTTCAACCAGGATTCCGCCTTTTCTTCGCTGGAAGTTTTGCCTGCCAGCTTGAGGACACCCTTCTCGTCCCGTTGGAGCATATGATGCGTAAGGACCTTCCCCTCTTTATCCCAGACAGACCTCAGAACCTTGGAGCCGGGGCCACCGCGAGAACCTGGGTTGTGATGCCCAAACATCGGACTCTTGCTCGGAGCGACAACCCGGTGCATGAGCGAGTGTCCCATCCCGTCCAGAAGCACCGGATGATCGTCAATTTCGACCCAATGGCCCTCATCCGCAAAACTCGCTGTACTCCTCACGGGAACCGCAGCGCCGGCGATCTCTTTGGCTCGCTCTTTGTACGCCGCCGCCGACTCCGCCTTGAGCTGTTCGAAGAGCTTGTCGAACTCGCTCAACTCGATTTCGGATTCTTTCTCCGCCTCGCTGAATCCCACCGTGGTATCGCGCAGCGCCACGCTCGGCGCGTTGATGTTCGGCACTAGCACGTCGGTGGGCAGTTCGCCATTCTCCCCGGCGGCCAGTGGAATCTGGAAGCGCTCGGCAACGTAGCCGGCGGTGATTTTTTTGCCCAGCCGCTGCACTCCGCTCACGATCGTCAGAGCCGATTGCAGATCTTCCCCTTCCTTGATCTCGATGTCCCATCGGGGCATCGGTGCGTCAGGCCCAAAATTCCACAGCACCAGCGGGCGCACGAGCTGATCGTTCACCACCGACATGACAGCCTTGGCGACGAACACCGAGCGCTCGTCTTTGGTCTCGGAATGCGTCTGGCCCTGGGCGTTCGAGCCCTTGCCCCCTTCGTTTCCGAAGCTGGTCAGGGTCTCGCCCAGCACGCGGCGAATGATCGAGTACTGCATCGTGCGGAAGAAATGCTCGTATACGTCAGGGTTTTGCGCGCGCGCCACCTTCAGCAGCTCCTGGTCGTAATCGAAGGTTTTGGGCACGGCGATGGCTGTGTTATCGCGGATCGCTTGCGCGATGTCTACTGCCTTCTTGCGTTCCGAAGGCGAGTCCGGATCGTTGTAGCGCACCACGACCGTTCCAGGACCTTTCTCGGCAAATTGGAGCCACAACCGTTCCATGTTGCGCTTGAACCACGAAGGCCAGAAGACAGACTTGAGCAGGGGCCGTCCCATCCGGTCGCGGCTGCGCTTTCGGTAGCTGAAGATGAGGAACTTCTGTTCCGGCACAGCGCCGCCTTCCGCCGCCCAGGGGTTGTCGAGGAGCTGCAGCGGCCCGGTTTGCGGGTAATAGCGATTGCCGAAAAGAAACAACTCCTGGGGGCTGTCATTCAAATCGAGAAGCGACGCCTGGCCCATGCTTGTGTCGAAGATCATCTCTTGGACGCTGAAACCATAACCCACGGCGTCGAGCACACAATCCAGCACTTCGTCGAACTTGACCTTCGCCAACTGCGCCTCGATGAATTCCTTGGTGTCAACGGCCGCCGAATCCTTATCGTTGGCGGGCTGCACCGTAATGTTGCGGCTCATCACACTCAGCTTCAGGTCGTCGAGAGCGTTTGACACGTCTTCGTCTTTGTCTTCCAACTCGCGATAATAGGCCATGGTCTCCGGCATACGGTAGGTCATGGCCGCCCAGATATCCGATGCGTTGCGCGTGCCGCCAAAAGCCAGAGTGTTTCTGTAGAGCGAGATCTGCTGCATATAGAGGCTCTGGTCGGGAATCATCTCGCCCTTGGGCGGAAGCGGAGGAACGGATTGAAGCCTATTCTTGACCATCAGAACAACCCTTTCAGTTGCGTGTAAGAGCCGGGCACATCTGGCGTCTGCGCGTCAAGGCTGAGAATTCCCGTATCGGCGGCCAGGTCAGCTAGGGCCTTGGCCCAGAACGCGTCGGCATGTGCGTAGAGCTTTTTCTTCGCGCCCCCCGCCACGGCCGTGTCGATCTCGACGCGCGGCGCGTCGAAGGTGACGCCAGTTGGAGTGGCCTGGCGCTTGATAGCCTGCAGCTCGGTCCGGATGCGGCCGTGGTAAGGGATGCGGTTGCGCGCCTGCTCGAAGCGTTTTTTGGTCCGGATAGCCAAATCTGTCTTCATGGGCACGCCGTTGTCGTTCGTCCAGCCAAAGGCCACGCCGAGCAGTCTGCCAGGGACGGCCTCGTTCAAGAGGTCGTAGAGGCCGACGCCCATGCCGGTTTTGTCGATCGCGGCCCGGCTGCACAGCTTGAGAACCGGACTCAGGATGCGGCACTGATTCGGGAAGCTGATGTTATGCAACCAGAAGACGGCGCGCGTCCAGGCCACGTCGCCGACCTTCTCATCGAGCCAGAGGCAGGTTGCATCGTGATCGCGGCCTACGTCGATGCCGGCGAAGAGCGGCCCGCGCGGCTTGAAGTCAGGATCTAAAAACGCGGTGGTATAGCAATCTGGCCCGATCTGAATTAGCTTGGCGTCAAGCGTGCTTTCTTCCGCCGTGGCAATCAGATCCAAGGTCAGCCACGCCCCGGTCGCCTCGAGGAAGACGCAACAGAACTCCTGATTCCAAGTATCGTCGTCGTTCAGGCCCCGGCGCATCTCCTCGATATTGATGGGGCAGCCTTCGGCCACCGCCCGGTACACGTCCACCCAATGGCCGCTCCAGCCGTCTTTCTTGACCGGCAGTTCCGCCGGGGCCACGCCCAGGTCGAGGCCCAGGTTGCGGGCTATGTCGTAGAACTTGCCTTGCTTGCCGTTCGCCGTCGATAGCACCTCAAGCGAGTTGCCCAGGGCCACCTGGCGGAAGACGGCCGCAAAGATGGCGTAGCTGTCTTCGTGGTGCGCAAATTCGTCCAGGACGGCGTCGCCGGGGTAGCCGCGCGCCGTGCGGGGGTTGGCCGGCAGGGCGATGATGCGGCTGCCGTTCGGGAAGGTGATCTTGCTCTGGATAGCCTCGATCCGGCCGATTGCGTCGACGAAGTCCTCGTTGGCCACCATCTGCGCCGTCCCGCCCATGAGCTGGCAGAGCTTGGCGGCCGTCTCGACAAACTCCACTGACTGCGCCTTCGAGGCGCTGAGCACCGTCGTCGTGCGTCCGGGGATGCGCATCGATACTTCGTCGCGGCGGTAGGCCGTGGCAAAGCTGTAGCCGATCCGCGCGGACTTCACGGCGCACTTGAAGCGAGAGTTGTCGTCGATCCAGCGCTGTTGGTAGGGCCGCATCTGGAGGACGGCGGGCAGCTTGATTTCGTGGTCGAAAACTTCAATCATGGGCGATCACCAAAGGGGGCAGCCCAAAGGTGCGCTCGCGCAGCAGGTTGATGTCCGCCAGCGTAAACTGGCCGCTGGCGCCCTTCCTGGCAGCGTCCTTGGTGGCCTGGTCGAGACTCTCGCGCGCGGCCTTCTCGCGGTCTTCGAGCAGCTTGATCCGGCGCTGATCCACCTCGACCCGTTTGGCTTGCAAGTCAACGCGCTGTAGGCGCGACATGGTCAGCGAGAGCAGGTTCAGTCCCTCCAGGAACTTCGCCTGGTCGCCGGGGCCTACTGTCTGGATGAGGGCGAAGACCTGGTCGCGCATGGCGTTCATCACCGCCGCGTTCGACTCAGCCAGGTCGTTGCCCGCAAAAGCCTGCGCCCACTCCCGCGCCTTGGCGCTCTCGGCTAGCACCTGCGCCCTCACCTGGCTGATGCGCAGGTCAAACCACCTCTGCAGCGAAGTTTTGTTCAGGCGCAGACCGGGGAAGAGATCGAGCACCTCCGGATCGACCGTCACCCAATCGATAAAGCCGCCTCCGTCCTTTTCCCAATCCTTGCTGTAGGGCAGCGCGGATTGGTTGGCGATTTGTACCCAGGTGCGGCGCCTATAGAGGGTCTCGATCGCGTCCCGCGCAGCTTGCGGCAGGCGATCTATCTTGAGCGGCTGCTTGCTCTTGCGGGGCTCTCCGGTTTTTGGGCGCGTTGTCATAGATGGCTCAGTCAAAGAGCACGTCGTCGTTGCTCTTGTGCCGGGTATAGAAGCGCAGGCCGGCGGCGCTAAGCTGGATCTCGGAGATGCGCGTCTTCCCGCTCTCCTCGTCCATCTCGCTGCGGAAGTCGATATAGTCGAGCGCCTGCAGATCCTGCAGCATGGTGGTCACCTGGTCGCTGCCGACCGTCTGGCGGATCTTCAGCAGCATTCCCCAGATTTCCGCGCCCGTGTACCGGTGATCCTGAAACTCATGGTTCTCGCGGATCAGCTTGAGAATGATGCCGCGCTGCCGCCGCATGAGGATTTCCCTGCGTTCAGCCTGATAGCTCATGTTTCACTCCCCGCGTCGCCGCAAAGATGCTTCCGGATAACAGCCACGTTTTGTGCCAACCCATGCAGCACTTCGTCTTGGCGGTCAAGCCGGTCGTAGACGTTCTGCGACTCCTGCGCGGCAAACATCGCGAGCCGTTGCGTCTCCCGCGCCTGCTCGCCGCCAATCTCCGCCAGTTTGTTCTGCGCCTCGGCCTGGCGCATGGTGGCGTCCGCCGAGTCGCGCACGCTTTGCGCCAGTGCGCCGAAACTCTCGCGCACGGCCCGGATCAGGCTCTCGGCGAGCTGGCCGAAGATCCAAAGAGCCATCAACGCTACCAGGAAGGCCGGCCCCCACACTTGCAGCAGTTGGAAAGATTTCTCCGGCTGGCTACGCATCAGTTCGTAGGCCCTCAGTACGACAGCGGCGCCGCTGGCCCCGCCAACGGCGACGCCGACGTGCCTGAGCCACCCGCTGCGCAAGCCTACCTGCAGATCCACTTTTGGCCGCTCCAGTCCCAGTCCGAGCGATGTCACTTGGCAACGCCCTCCGCCGAGCCCTGCTGGAACTGCGCGATTGCCGCGGTCACCAGGTCAGTCAGTCCCGCGGCCGAGAGATGCACCGCTGCCGGTTCCGGCACTGCCAGGCCGGGCACCATGGCAATCGCCGCCGGTGCGAGTTGCGTAGCCGTCCCTTCTGCATCTTGGAGCGCGGCCGTCCGATTCCCAGCCTGCGTATCCGCGCCAACCTTGGCCACGCCCTGAAGTGCGGTTAGCAGCTCCGCCTGGTGGCGATTTGCCTTGGCGCTGAATCCGGCGATCGACAGGCCGATCCCCAGCAGCGTCATGCCGCTCACCGGGTCCAGTTTTCCGTACCAAACACCCGCCACGGCCGCAGCCATCACAAGTCCGCCGCCGACCATCGTTTTCTTGCCTTGCCACCAACCCACCGCCGCCGCCCAAACCTTACCCATAAATCCTCCCCAAAACCCAAAAACGACCCCGAACCGTCCCGGAGGGTCGGACCCCGCCGAAATTTCGTACGATGCTGCCCCGGAAAGGCCCCGTCGACCCCGTTCACCGGGATAGGCGGCTAGGGTAGTAGCCAAAATCGAACCGAAGGCCTTAAAACGGCATTTTGCTCGTTTTCCCCTTCCGGCTAGTTTGGCGGTCCCTTGGACGCCCCAGGCGACGGCTTCGAGTCCTCCGGCTTCGCCCCCGCCGCAACCGCCTCGGCAACCGTCAAATTGTCCGCTCTGTTCCACATTGCCCCAAACTTCAAGGCAAAAATGCCCGCTCTTTTTGGGTCGCGGGTAAAGATCGCCGAATTGTCCTGACGGCTTTCGCCGGGCAAACTGAAGTTGGCCGAGCCGTCGCGTACCAGACAGCACTCCGGAATTCCGCTGGCGTCGAAATAGTCCACCGAGTAAGTTTTCAGGTGCATGAGGATCAGCGAGCGCTTGACCTTGATCTCCACGTTCCGCAGCCCCATCAGCTCGCGGATCGGCGAGCGGGAGCAATTCGCGTCGCCACGGCACTGGCTTTGCAGCTCCCCACGGTCCAGATAGATGCGCACCGTGACGCCGCCCTTCGCCTGCGCGGCCAGGGCGTCGATAATGGCTTGGTCCGTCAGGCTATAGGCGGCCAGGTCGATGCGCTTGTAGGCCGAGCGGATCGCCGCCACGTCCAACTCCTGCAGATTTGCCTCGGGGGCATAGTAGACGCCCGGCTCCGGCGCTCCCTGGGCATACGCCGGGCGCTCGCACGCGGCTACCCAGAGGCCCACAAGGAACAGTCCCGCCATCCAAAGCCACATCTTTGCGCGTATCGTCACAGATTCACACTTTCTACCAGCGCCTGGATTTTGGCGATCACCAGGCTTTCAGGCACATAGAACGGTTTTTCAGTGCATTCGATCACCAGCGTCTGCTCCGGTTCGCAATACGTCCAGGCAGCCGTGAAGCCATTGCCGCGCGCGAGCCCGGACTCTCCTGACCCTTCGATGTCGGCCTGCGCGTTGATCCGCGCTCGGACGGCTCTGAACTTCAGGCGCGAGACATTCTTGAAGATCACCGGCTTGCAGCTTGCCATCTCGATTCCTCGCCTTTATGTCCCCGGCGCGAGTTGTTCATCCGCGCCGAGGGATTGGTTTAAACTGGCCCGGTACGCGCCCCGCTAGGCGTCCGTGCGCCGGGGCAATCGGGCCGTTCCTCTTTTTTTGTTAGACCTTGGTGACGCCGTCCGCCTGCGAGCCCTTGGCGCCCTGGACGATGTCGAACTCGACCTCGTCGCCCTCTTTCAGGGTTCTGAAGCCATCCATCTCGATTGCCGAATGGTGCACAAACACGTCCGGGCCGTCTTTCGTCCCGATGAATCCGTACCCCTTGCCGGCGTTGAACCACTTCACAGTACCGCGAAACCTTCCTGCCATCCTCTTACCTTTCTCTTTCTGGCCCGCGGCCCCGGCATGTTCGCCCAGGGGCGCGGGCCTCATTTTTTCGCAATTTCTTAGGCCGCCGCAGCCCGCATGTGAGCTTCGCAGCCGTCGTGATCGTCCTTCCAGCACCCCCCGCAAAAGTGGAACAGAATCTTCCACAACACCCGCGAGATCCCCGGCCCTCTGAAAATTCGCGCGCACTTGCAACAGCGTATCGGTCTCATTGGAGTTTCGCTGGCGCCAACTCGGGCCGCGCGCCAACAGCCTTGTTCCACGCGGCTTTGAAATCCCCCGCGCGGCTACGCCCAAACCGATGGCGGATGGTGGCCTTGCCGTGATGGTTGTACTTGGGGTGAGCCGCCGCGTAGGTCAAGAAGCCCGCGTTCATCAGGTGGGGCGGTCCCAGCCGGGCGGTGGCGCCGGCGGCCGCGGGAGCCGGAAAGTATACGAGCGCCGCGTCAATCGCCGTGACCAGAATGTCCACCAGGGTCGAAGTCTTCGAGGTGGGCTCGACTGCCGAGAGCACATCCTCCACTGCCAGCAGCGCGTTGCTAACCTCCGCCTGCGCGCCAGTTCCGGCCTCGAAGTTCGCTTCGGCCTTCTTCAGCCCGGCAACCGCCGAAGTCAGCTCCGGCGTCCAGCTCGCGCCCGGTTCCGCCACGTTGGCCAAGTTGGTTGCGGCCCCGAGAACCGCGTTCACTACCGCTTCCCCTTCAGCCAACTGCGCGGCGTTGCAACCCGTCGGCGGCAACGTAACCATTATCGTCAGCAGGCATAGCGCCAGAGCGCCCAAGAACCGTTGGATGCCAAACTTCTCACGTCTCATCGTTTCCTTCCTTCTGCCGAGGTCGTCGGCGCGTTTAGTCCCTAGTCCCTCAGTCCCTTAGTCCCTATTCCTTGCCCCGCCACATCTCAAATTCGGCCGTGCGCCGGGCCTTCAGGGCCGGGTTCTCTTTCGCTGCGGCGTGGTCCCAGCGGAGCAGCTGCGCCGCCGCGGCCTCGTAGTCGCGCCCGTTCAGGCACCTCAGGAGCAAAGAGAGCGCCAGCCGCCCGCTGCCGAGGTTGAAGACAAAGTCCACCAGCGCGTCAAACTGGCCCTGGGTCAACGGGACCTTCACCAGGCGTTCCACGGCCTGTTCCGCGTCGCGCACATCCGCGGCCAGAATCTCCTCCGCCTGCGGCAGGGAGACGCCGTTCGGGAAAGATTCGGGGCGCAGCAGCCGGTGGCCGTAGCCGATGGTGCGGAAACCCGCCACGTCAAGATACGTGTGACTGCGGAAGCCTTCAGACTTCTTGAGGAGCGCAAGCCCCGCCGCGCTGATTTGCATGGTTCTTACCCCGCACGCTTTCAGTCCGTGTTCAGAGAGGCCGGACGCTGCTTATCAGGCAACGCCCGTCTCCCGCTCTGGCACTCCACACAAACTCCTTTCAAGAGAGAGTGGGATTGCACAAACACAGAGTAGGCGGGGCTTGCGCGCAGAGCTGCGCGAGATGGCAAAGCGGCGACCTTTGGCGATTTAGATAGAAAAGGAGGGAGCGGAACACTACCGAAAGAGAGCGCGCAGAACCGCTACCAACAACCCGGCAGAAAGAGCGAACGCCCAGAGCGCCCCCAAGACGGCCCAGAAGATTGATGTTGGCGTGACAGGCTGGAAGGCTTCCACTGGCGCCCCTCCGGCATCCTCCCGGATCTCGGCTGCCGTCTTGCCCTGCGACGCGGCCAGGGCACAGTCCATATGCTCATCTTCGAAAAGCCCGCTCCACTTGCCGCAGTACTTGCAGTTTGGCATGATTGTCCTCTACTTGCCGCCCTCTGCGAGATTGAGCGCTCCGGTAATTTTCGTCATAAGCGATTCCGCGGCCTCAGGGCTGAGCGTCAGGCCTATGGTCTCCGAGTCGTCTCCGTTGCGAACTGGGATATGCGCATAATAGGTAGGGCTTCCCTCTAAAAGGCTGACTCCGATACGCACGCCTTCAGTGCTCTCCCAATTCATTTCTTCCTGATTTTGAGGGGGTGTCTTCGCCGCTTTATCGATGTATTCCCTTTCGGCCTGAAGGGCGTCGCGCATCATCTGTATTTCGGGTTTATCCAGATAAGCTAGCCCGACTCTCACAGGCCGCGTGTTCCCAGTGAACGTCGAGTCTTTGAAAACAAGATAAACGCCCGTGGTTCCGATGCCCCGTTCCGTGATGCGAACGCTATGCACCTCTATAAACCCAGGGGTGAG